ACTTGATGTAGCATCTTTAAATATTATTTCACCTTGAGTATTATTGGCACTATTTCTTGTTGGGCCACCATATAAATCATATGATACTATTTCATGTTCATCAGCTTGACCACTAACTATATAATATCTATCAGTAGATCCAACAGACGTAAGTGGTAAACCAACACTACTTAATAAAGGTGTTGATAATCTAACCTTACATGTTCCTGTACTTGAAGATGTAAATATAGAATCAGTTGATCCTAACGGTTTAGCTATTTGATATAGTTTATGAAAGTTTTCAAATTGTAAAAAATCACCAACTTTAAATATGTCAGTAGTATTAGGTAATAAATTTGTTAACGTAATTTCTCTTGTAGTAGAATAACTATAAGCTATTAATTTTATATTTGTTTCACCAGNNTTTAAAGGAACTGATGTTGATTGCATAATATTATTTCCATTATTAGAACTAATATTTACATTTAAAAATTTGATACCATCATCAATGCTAAACAATTCGTTTTCAACCTCTCTAAATTGTTCCTCAGTTAATAAAGGTAAGTCAGCCTCAAATGACATTACACTTGGGCCTAATCTATGTGTTCTAGCATATCCACCTGTTGTAACAGACCTAGCTGAGTTAGCTGATCTATTCATTGATATGTCATTAGCATATTTAAAAATTGCACTTGTAGCCATTATATATTTCTCCCTCTTACACCTTGAGTATTCTTTGTGTAAGCTTTATTTGCACCACCAACCTCGGCTGAAGCTGAAGATATAACGCCTTTAATTTGATCAATTGATCTTTGATCTACGTTACCACTTATATTTATATTAGTTATACTTGTATTACCTGATTGTTGACCAACCTTATCTCTAGGTATAACAACTTCACCAGGAGTTAACATTGTAGGTACTCTATCAGTATATGGAGCACCACCAGGTACAACACCACCTTTAGCCATACCAAAGAATGAGAATCCACCACCACCGCCACCGCCAACTGCGGCTGTAAGTGTTGCATACATAAGTTGTTTTCTTTTTTCTGAAGTAACTTGTTTTTCTTTATCTACTTTTTTACCAAGTAAAGCTTGAAATAATAATTCTACACCATACTCAATAGATTTTCTTAGCATAGTTTCAGCTATAGTAGCTAATATGTTTTTAAAACTATCTTTAGTAATTTGTAATAATGAGTTACCTGCTCTTATACCATTAACCCAAGTATCACCAATTGTAGTAGCAATAGATTTAGAATCAATACCAATTTCTGATAAAGCTTCTCTTTGTTGCCTTATAGCTTCAAGGGCTCTTTCATTGGCGGCTCCTTTTTCCATACTTTCTATTTGTATTCTGCCTCTATTTTCAGCCCATGCTGCATTTTGTGCATCAGCTACTTCTTTAATTCTTTTTATTTCAGGGTTAATACCACTACCCATGGAATCAGTTAAACTCCCTAATCCTGACGTTATTCGGTATCTAGATTTATTAGCTTCTTCTAATTCTTTTGCTTGAGAACCTGCTCTACGACTTCTAATATCTTGAACTTGCATTCTTCTATTTTCAGCATATGCGTTATTTTGATCCTTGATTGATTTTGCAATAGCTTTTGTATTATCATCAAATCTAGATCCTTTCATGTAAGCAAATTTAGCTTCGCTAGCTTCATTCCAACGACTACTTATACCACTTATTTTAGATTCTAATTCTTGTATTTTTTGAAAGTTTTCATCATTACCAATACCTAAAGTTTCCCAAAATTTTCTAACTGCAAGATCAGCTTTATCCATTACCATTATAAATGTATCTTTAATGTATTTTGCTGCGGCTTTTATTTCATCTCCAAAAGCTATCCAAGCTACTGCTCCAATTTGTAAAGCTGTAATTATTATACCTATTGGGTTTAATCTAAAAGCTACTCCTAAAGCATACATAGATTTAGTTGCAATTTTAACTGTACCTGCCATGAATATCATTGCTTTAGCAAGTTCACCAACAAAGATAGCTACTTTTATAGCTATAAATAATTTAATAGATTTTATAAGTAGATAAAAATTATCTACAACAAACTTTATAAACTTACCTAAGTTTTCAAAACCTTTTGCAAGTGATTTACCTACTCTTGTAGCTAATATTTTTAATTGGGCATCATTCTTTTTAAAATCACCAACTAATTCTATAAGTTGTTCTTTAAGACCACCAAATAAAGGCTCAGCAGCAGCTTGTCTAAATCTAAAGTAAGCATCTTGTACAAATGAAACCTGTGCTTCTAATGTTTGTTCAAAGTCTTTTGTTGCTTTAGAAAATTGTCCACCATTAGCAAATACTTCAAAAAATCTTTTCTTAGTTTCTTCAATTGATACTTTAGCACCAACTTCAAATCCTAACATTGCTCTAACACCACGTTCTCTAAATACGTCAGCAGAAGCAATACCACCAGCAAATGATCTTTGTATTTGTTCAGCAGTTTGTCTAAAATCTAGGCCTGTGGCTGCAGCAACGTTACCAGTTACTTCTAATATTTTATTTAATTCACTAGCGTCTTTAGATATAACGGCTAGGTTACCAGAACCAGCAGCAATAGCTTCAAGTGAGAAAGGTACTTTAGAAGCAAATTTGTTCATTACATCAAATGCTTTTGAACCTTCTTTAACAGTACCAAATAATAGTTTAAATCTTACTTGTAGTGATTCAGTAAGCTTACCCGCAGCAAACGTATCTTTAACAAATTTACCAATTCCTAAAGTAACAGCTGCTAATCCAACACCAACACCTACTTTAAGAGTAGTACCTAATGCTGCAAAAGTTGCTCTTGATCTAGCTGCTGTTGCTTGTAAAAGTTGTAATTTTTTCTTAGCAATTAAAGACTGAGTTCCTAAACTCTTCAATCCTGCGTTTAATTTAGCTAACTGCTGCTGTCCAGTAACGTTAGCTTGTACGTTTAGCTTTACAGCCATGTTTAATCCTATTTATTAAACACAATTAGTTGTGTATTATTTTCGGTTAATTTGTTTATCCGTTAGTTACTTCAACTTCAACGGAATCAAAGTACTTTCTAAAAGCACTCTCTATAAATTTCATTGGGGCTTGTTGTGAATGCCCATTATTAAGAAATTGAATATAAGTAACACCATTAGTTATAATAATTTCTTGTGGCTTATCTTTAGGTGTAAGTATACTTATATTTGATATACTACCTACTTCACCATCAAAATATCTTTCAGTATAACCAATATACCAAGAGTTTCTTGCTTGTCCTGTATCAACAGGTGTCATTAATTTAACATCAGCAAATGCTTTTAAAGACTTAGCCCTTAATTGCTTCTCAACTTCTTTATCAATATCTTTTTGAAGATTAATCGTAGATGATCTTAAATTAATAACAGTTATTGTCATATTACTTTACCTTTATTAATACCTTTTTTAATTCTATATTTTTGTGTTCCATTGCCACCAATGTTCACTTCTTTTTTAAGATTTTTAAATAAATCTTTTTCTTTTAAACTTTTTTGTAAAGCTTTAATATGCTCTTCAATCTTTTTATTATCTCGCATAAATGCCTCCTAAAAGATAGGCGGTTTTATCCGCCATATCTATTATGTATTAGATTTTTTATTTACCATAGACTTCAAAGATTCGAAGCCTGCTTTATTCTTATTAGCTTGTACAGCTTCGCTGTTTTGTAATAATTTTAAAGTAGGAAATAACTCTTTTACATTTAAAGGTTTAGTACCTTGATAAGTAGTTTGTGCAATTATAGCAGATCTATGATCATCTCTCCAACCGTAAGGTCGTTCTTGAAAATATTTATGCCAACCATTATATTCATTAAATGGCATAGCATGTAAATCTCTTAAACTTATACCTAATTGGAAAGCCATCTCATACTCTACTAACTCGTCTTCCCCAACTTATCGCCTTTATCATCTTTAGCACCTAAGCCATTGTAAACCAGAATCTCATTTGATAATTCTGTTAATGCCTGGATAGGAAAGTTTTCAAAGTCTTTATCCTTCATACCATCAGCACCAATTACAGTTGCTTTAAATATAGCACTAAGTGTTGATAAACCAGATACATCATCTTTAGACTTATCTAAAGTTGTTTGTAATTCTTTTACACCCTTAACTGTCAATTGTTTTATTTCTACTTCTTGATCCAAAAATGGAATCTTTTTAGTTATATCAACTATCTTTATGTGTTTCATTCTCTTCCTTTACTTCAACCTTAACTTCTTCAGGTTTCTTATATAAATGTTTATTATTTGTTTCAAAGTCTTCCATAAGTTTTCTTACCTTATGTAACACGTCTAGTGTTTCAAAAACTTCAGCTTTATTTTCTACATCTTTCATTCTATCGTATGTTTTACGAATAGAAGTATCTATAGCCTTCTTAATATGTAATGATGTAATTCTTAATACATAAAACTTATTAAATGGCTTATTATTATTATCCATTTTTTATCCTATACTAATTAATATGCTGGGGAGATTAATC